CGTAACAGGCTTGTTTGTAGGTGGTCTTGCTAACGAGACAGCACGCCAGAAGTACACAGAAGTTACTGGCCTTGATTATAAGACACACACACAAGGCAACGACGCCACAGGTGGCATCTTCGTTCCAACGGAGACATCAAGCCTGATCGTCAACCTGAAGGACACATACGGATCATTCCGTCGCAACACACGTGTTGAGCCTATGGGATCGGAATCAATCCGCATCTTCCGCACAGGCGATGACGTGACGGCATACTGGGGATCTGAGACAGGAACATTGTCATCATCTGACATGTCATTTGATGCAGTGACGTTGAACGCAAAGAAGATGTATGCCCTTGCAGTTCTTTCAGAAGAACTCGTAATGAACAGCACACAAAACCTCGGCCTTCGCTTTGCTGAATCGGTAGCACGCCAGTTCGCAAAGAAGGAAGACGAAGCTGGTTTCTTGGGTGATGCTACGTCAACATACGGCGGTGTTCTCGGTCTTGCTGGCAAGCTCCGCAAGGTTCTCGAGGATGGTGGCGGAACATGGACGAACGACACACACAAGGGCTATCTTGGATCAGCACAGGTATGTGCTGGCAACACCTTCGCAGAAGTAACAATGGGCAACCTGATTGCTGGTATGCGTAAGGTTCCAACATACGCACTCACGGGTGCCAAGTGGTATTTCAACAAGGTAGCTTTCGGTGAGACAGCAGAGCGCCTCGCATACGCACAGGGCGGTTCAACAGCTGCAGAACTTGCTGGATCATTCGGTCAGCGCCTCTTCGGCTATCCTGTCGAGTTTGTCGACGTGATGCCATCAGCAGATGCTAACAGCCAGGTATTCGCTTACTTCGGTAACCTCACACAGGCTGCAACTCTTGGTGATCGCATGGCCACATCGATCAAGCAAGACGCAAGCAAGGGCTTCGACACAGATACAATCTATGTCAAGGCTACTCAGTACCTTGACATCAAGGTACACGAAATGGGCAACTACAATGCTACTGCAGCATCACGTACAACAGGCCCTGTTGTTGGTTTCGTAACTATTAACTCATAAGGTGACAACATGAACGCACTACAAAATGTGAAGGTTGTCAACGTTACGCCACCAGCTGCAATCGTTGACAATGCATCGTTTACAACTAACAGCATCGACACGGCTGGCTTTGGTAAGCTCGCTGTTTACTTCAGCCTTGGTGCTACTGACATAGCAATGGCAGCCCTCAAGCTGCAGGAGTCAGATGTAGATTCAAGCTATGCTGACATCACAGGCTGTGTTTACGGAGCGTCGGGTTCACCGGCACTGCCAACAGCTAACGATGATAACAAGGTCTTCGGGTTCTTCGTGAACCTCGCAGGTCGCAAGCGTTATATCGACGTCGTTGCTACAGCTGGCGACGGGTCGACTGGTACTTTCGGATCTTGCATCGCTGTTCTCTATAACGGCGAAGGCATCAACGATGCTACCGAGCGTGGCCTCGCTGCGAACATCATCAAGGACTAATCTGTTCTGACGACTGGGCCCACGGGCCCAGTGGTGAGCACAGCAAAGGCATACAATGATTATCCTATCGTCATCTGGCGCACGTGTTGATTTGGAGCTACGACAAGGGGCAGCCTTTGCACGTACCTTTACACATAAGACGAACGGGGTGGTGACCAACATAACAGGTTACACCTTCGCCGGCCAGATTAGGACTATCGACAACGTGCTGGCTGCAACGTTTACGATTACGACAGTAAACGCTTCGCAAGGTACGTTTTCGGTAGCATTAAGTGCAGCGACTACGGCATCGTTGACGGTGGGCGAGGTGTACGTCTGGGATTTGGAACAGACGGTCTCAAGTTCAACGAACGAACTTCTCAGAGGTTACGTCACTGTTCTCGGTGAGGTGACGCAGTGAGCACCACGATAAACGTAGACCAGTCGACGATTAGCCTGAACATTGCAGACGAAGATGTAAAGCTGAACGTTGATCAGTCAACGATTACGTTGGACGTGGCATCAGGTGGGCTCGTGCCTATCTCTGATGACCTCACACTGGTCGCTGGCGAAAACCTGTCTGCACTTCGTGCTGTTACTACAAACTCCTCGGGGCAGGCTGTGTACGCCAGCAACAACACGCTTGCTAATGCACAGGTTGTGGGCATCGTATACACGGCCGCAAGCTCAGGGGCGAACGTGACCATTAAGATCTCCGGTATCTTGACAGATGCCAACTGGAACTGGACGAAGGGAACGGTTTACCTGGGCACCAACGGAACACTAACACAGACGGTGCCAACGAACGGCGCTATCGTAGTTCACGTAGGCAAGGCCTTAACAGCGACGAAACTACTAATTGACATAGACACAATCATTCAAACGGTGTAACATGGCAGAAAAGTATATCAAAAATAACGCGGGGCAGCTTGCAGAAGTTGAAGGTACAGTATCATCTTCAGGCGCAACGGAAGCGGGCAAGATTGTAGCTCTCGACGGATCGGGCAAGCTGGACAATTCAGTATTGCCAACAGGTATTGGGGCTACTGTTAAGGTTGCAGCGACTACCGAGAACCTATCGGCTGGCAACCTCGTAAATCTGTTCAACGATGGCGGCACAATCAAGGCACGCAAGGCAGACGCAAGCAACGGACGTCGTGCTATCGGCTTTGTTTTGACAAACTCGACATCACCTAACAACGCAACTGTGTACCTCGATGGTACGATTACAGGACTCACAGGTTTGACACCCGGCGCTGCTTATTATTTGAGCGGAGCGACGGCGGGCGCTGCATCTGCAACGGCTCCGACAACAGCAACCTATATCTCACAAGAGATCGGCATCGCTCTGTCAGCAACCGAGATCAACTTTGAAGAACAGCAACCTATCACGCTGGCCTAATTTATGGCAGTCAAGAAACCATTAGTCCTAGCGTCTGGTCAGATTCAGGAACTGCAAAGCGGTGACGAGATCAACATAGACGCTAGCGACATTACGACCGGAACGGTAGCAACCGCACGGCTCGCTACTGGTACGGCTGATAGCACGACGTTTTTGCGTGGTGACCAGACGTGGGCTGTGCCTTCTGGTGGTGGTAGTACTGTTACGCCGTTGCATCCTTTTCTTTTAATGGGGGCATAATGCCAAGCGGACAAGTCTATAAAGTGCTAGGCCAATCCTGCCCAGCTAACACGAACGCAACCGACCTATATACCGTACCATCTTCAACCGAGACGGTGGTGTCGTGCATTACCATAGCAAACATCACATCGACCGCGTACACGTACCGCGTGGCTGTCAGACCTGCGGGTGCATCTATTGCAAACCAGCATTACATAGCATACGACGTGACGGTCAATGCCAACGACTCGACAACGCTAGTGCTAGGCATAACGCTTGCGGCTACTGACGTCATCACGGTGCGGTCATCCAATGCTACGTCTATTTCGTTCTCTGCTTTTGGTTGTGAGCTTACAACGTGAGCGTAAGATCAGCACGATATAACCTGCTTTCATTGCGTAATCCAAAGGGGCTAACGGTCATACCTGAAGAGCGCGATGCGTGGGCTTTCCTAGATGCAGCTGGTATCAAGTCATCACGACAGCAACGTGCTGTTATTGAGCTTGTGCGTGGGCTGAAGAATGCCCAGCTCTGGACGAAGATGAAAGCCATATACCCGTTCGTGGGTGGGACGGCGACGACGCATAAGTTTAACCTTAAAGACCCGCGCGATGCGGATGCGGCGTTTAGATTGTCATTCTTTGGTGGGTGGACGCATTCGTCAAATGGGTCAGTAGGGAATGCTAACAATGCCTATGCCGATACTTTTCTTGTGCCGTCTATTTCCTTGACAAATATAAATTTGCACCTATCGTATTATTCCCGTACTTCATCTACGGCAACAACGAGTTGCGAATTAGGTGTATCAAAGCAATACGGTGGCAATGACTTTGTGCAATTAAGATCTGCCGCTAATTACGCCGCAGGTGACGTTAATACAGTATTAAATTATACAACAACTAACAACGCTTCCGGTTATTGGTTAGCATCGACACGGGCTAACAATGATAGAAAAATATGGTTAAATACTAATTCAGAAGCTACTTTAACAACTGTAAACACAAGTTTTATAACTGCTTTTAATCTCTATTTAGGTGCAAGGGCTAATGTTACGTTGGGTGGATACCAAGCAGTATTGTATAGCGACAAGCAATGTGCCTTCGCCACGATCGGCGACGGCCTGACAGACACCGACGCAACTAACCTCTACAACATCGTTCAACGCTACCAAACTTCACTCGGAAGACAGGTATGATACTTTCACAGATTCCAGTAACAGAGCTAATTAACTACTGCGCCAAGCTAACACCAGAGCAAGCGGACTCATTGCGTGGTCAGGTGTTCTTGCAGGATAGCTATTTCAATCCTATACACGACATCGAGGATAACTGGATTATCTCTGCGCAGGAAGTGGCGTATTGCGCTAACCCAGAGTTCCTATGGATTAAAGACTTGCCAATGATACCATTCGTACCAAAGCCAGCGCCGCCGTTGTTTGGAGGTGAGGCATGACCGTAGAGACTATGTTCGGCATCATCATGAGCACAATGCTAGCCATCATCGGCTTCTGGGTTAAGACGCTAGTAAATGATTTCCGCGAAACACGTGACAACGTGATTGCCATGCACGAAGTGATGAGCAATACAACCAACGAAATCATTGCTCTTAAAAAATCAGATGAGCTAATAACACAGCGCATTGTTGAGATAATCGAGCGGCTGGTAAGATTAGAAGAACGAACGAATGTGCAGCCTGCTGCAAAGAAAGTTTACAAGCGTGTCACTAAGTGAAGACCCGATAATTACAAAGGTACTTCCGAGGCGCATAGAACGGCCGAACGTATTCCAGAAAATACGACCTGTTCAGCCGTTGCCTGTCGTCGATGCTGAAGAACAGCCGAGCACTAACATTGTTGATAAAATCCACAATGGGTGGATTATGTTGCGACTGATACCTCACTTATTCACTATCTCCCGAGGTCTTCTCATGAAGAACTGGAAAACAACCGTTGCAGGCGTCGTGTCTGCCATCGCCCTTGTGGTGAACTCGGTTACTGGTTACACTATCCCACAGGAAGCGATCACTGCGGTCGCTATCTTCATCATCGGTTTTTTCGCTGAAGATTCCAAGTAAATAGACAGGGCCAGACATGCCGCGTTTACGCCTGTCAGATGTAGAGTACGATGCCGTACGGGAAATCATAGAAGATTACCGTGCGGCTCGTATGAAGAAATCCCAGATTAAGGGTGGCATAATACGCGGCGCTGAAATCAAGAACGC